CGGCAGGGATTCCGTCTCCAAAAACCAGATACCAGCCCGGCTTGTCGATGCCTGGTGTGCCTTTGGTTCCTGATTTGAAGCGGTGGATCTTGCCGTCCATCAGGATCTCGTCTGGTGGTTCCAGACCAGCTGCACGCATTGCGTCAATGAGTTGCACCTCTGGGGGTGCGACCAGTTTCTCTGGTGGTGGTGCCCATGGGCCGCCGAGGACTTTGGAGAGGTCAGCCATGTGTCACCTTGCGGCTTTCCAGGTAGTCCGAGAGAGCCTGCAAGACTTTGTGCGTGGGGTTTGCGTTGGGGTCATCACGCACTTTGCGGATGGTGTTGTAGTGGATGCCAGTGGCGTCTGAGACCTTCATGGGCATTCGGTCGTAGAGGGCATGGCGTATCTGTTCGAGGGTCATCATTTTGGTTTCTCCTTGTTGAAAAAAAATCTTTCGATGTGTGGATATTACCCGAAAAAATGGTTTATGATTCGATCACGCCACAAACAGATTCCCTGACAGTGGTGCAAACGAAGAAAAGGAGAGCCGATCATGGCTATCAATTTGAAGTCGACTGGCAGTCTTGCTGCCAATGGTGTGAAGCTGCTGGTGTATGGCCAAGCTGGTGCGGGTAAGACCACGCTGGTCAAGACTTTGCCCAATGTGGTGGTGCTGAGTGCTGAGGGTGGTTTGTTGTCTATCCAGGATGCTGATCTGCCCTACATTGAGATCGCGAGCATGGATGATCTGCGCGAGGCTTATTCCTGGCTGACAAGCAGCGAAGAAGCAACAGGGTTTCAGTCTGTGGCCCTGGACTCGATCAGCGAGATCGCTGAGGTGTGTTTGAACACTGAGAAGAAGGCGAACAAAGACCCTCGGGCCGCTTATGGTGCGATGCAGGAGCAGATGGCCGACATCATCCGCGCCTTCCGTGACCTGCCTGGCAAGCATGTTTACATGAGCGCGAAGCTGGAGAAAACGCAGGACGAGATGGGCCGTGTTCTGTATTCGCCCTCGATGCCTGGAAACAAGACCGGGCAAGCGCTGCCGTACTTTTTCGATGAGGTGCTGGCGCTGCGTGTTGAGCGCGATGCTGAGGGTGTGACGCAACGCGCCTTGATGTGCGACTCGGATGGCCTTTGGCTGGCCAAGGATCGCTCTGGCAAGTTGTCTGGCTGGGAAGCCCCAGACCTGGGCGCGATCATTGCCAAGATTGGAGCACGATCATGAAATTAGAACTGACTGAAGATGAAGTTAAGGAATTCGTTTTGGTGGGTATCAACAAGCGGTTTAGCGGCATGTTTAACACCGTACAACTGGATTGCAGCTATGGTTATTTCACGAAAGCAGTTCTGACATTTGAAGATGCAGAAGATGACATCAAGGAGATTTCAAATGAGTGAATTACAGAACCTGAGTGCTGCGTGGATGCTTCAAAAAACCACTGAAGAACATGCCGTGATTGAACGCCGCAAGGTTGAAGATCAGATTGTAAAACTTCTGGCTATTTCCGAGAACTTTGAAGGCACTGAGACTGCCGAGCCGGAAGGCTTTGTGATCAAGATTGCTGGCCGCATTGACCGCAAGGTCGATGGCGACAAGGTGCAGGAGCTGGCCGCTGAGTTTGGTTTGAGCGACCACTTGGCCAAGCTGTTTCGCTGGAAGCCTGAACTGAACATGTCGGCCTGGAAAGCTGCCGACGCAACGATCACCGGGCCTTTGGCTGGTGCTATTACGGCCAAGCCTGGCCGCCCTTCTTTCAAAATCATCCCCAAGGAGTAATTACTCATGGCTTTTCTTTCTGAATCTTTCGACGTCAACGAACTGCCCCAGGGCAACACTGGCAATTTTGAGCCTCTGCCTGCTGGCTGGTACACCGTGACGATCACGAAGGCCGAGCTGAAAGCAACTAAGGCTGGCAATGGCCAGTACATCAATCTGCGTTACGACGTGACGGGCCCGACCCACCAGGGCCGTGTGGTGTTTGGCAATCTGAACATTAAAAACCCGAACCCCAAGGCTGAGGAGATCGGCCGGCAACAGTTGGGCGACATCATGCGTGCGATTGGCTTGGCCAAGGTCACGGACACCGACCAGTTGATCGGTGGCCAGATCGCCATCAAGCTGGATGTCAAGCAAGACGAGCAGTACGGTGCAAGCAATGAGGTCAAGGGCTTCAAGTCTGTGTCTGGAAGCGTTGCACCAGCTGGTGCATCAACATTTGCAGCTCATGTCCCGCTTGGCAAGAAAAATGCTTCAGTGATGCAAGCCGTAACGGCAAAAGCTGCACCACCATGGGCTAAGAAGTAAGCAAAAAAAGCCCAGGCTGTAAGGGTGTGAATTGAATTCCCCCCCTTTGCAGTCTGGGCAATCGGCAACTACAAGGAGAACAACATGAAGATTCCCGAGTCAGAGCATAACATTCAGGCGCTAATTGACAAGCACCATGAGGCTATTGCTGAGGTTCCAAGGCCACACCTTGGGGCCAGTACCCTTGGCCATGTGTGTGATCGGTGGCTGTGGCTGTCGTTTCGCTGGGCTGTGCAGCCGAGCTTCCCTGGTCGAATCCTACGCCTGTTTAGGCGTGGCCACCAAGAGGAGGCCAACATCATCAGCGACTTGCGTGCCATTGGCATGGATGTGCGCAAGGTGTCAAGCCAGCACCGTGTGGACTTTGGCGGCCATGTGTCTGGAAGCCTGGACGCGATCATTGATGCTGGCGTGCCTGATGCGCCAAAGACCAAGCATGTGGCCGAGTTCAAGACGCACTCTAAAAAATCCTTTGATGCTTTGGTGAAGGATGGCGTGGAGAAGTCGAAGCCCGAGCATTTTGTGCAGATGCAGGTCTACATGGCAGGGACTGGCCTGGATCGTGCGCTGTATCTGGCAGTGTGCAAGGATGATGACCGCATTCACACCGAGCGTGTGAAGTTCGACAAAGATGTGGCAGGCAAGGCCATCGAGCGTGGCCAGCGCATTGCTTTGACTGACCGCATGCCTGAGCCAATCAGCTCGGATGCAAGCTGGTACCAGTGCAAATTCTGCGATGCGCATGAGTTCTGCCACCAGTCCAAGACCACCAAGCATGTGAACTGCCGAACCTGCGCCATGGCCACGCCGTTGTCGGACTCGACCTGGCACTGCGCGAAGTGGGACTCGGTGATCCCGCTGGATTCTCAGCATAAGGGCTGCGAGGGCCATGTCCTGCACCCTGACCTGGTGCCGTGGAAGCGCAAGGACGGGCCGGATGAATTCACCGCGGTTTACGAGATCAATGGCGTGAATCTGGCCAATGGTGATCCTGAACAGGAGGGCGTCTATGGCTCTAAGGAGTTGCTGGCCAATGCCAATGCCTGCGCCAGCGGTGATGCATTCATGGCTGAGATGCGCAAGGACTTTGGCGGGAGAATTGTGGGATGACTACCCTGCGTGACTACCAACAACGCACGATTGACCAGCTGTATGCCTGGTTCGAGGCCGGTGGCCGGGGCAATCCATGCCTGGTGCTGCCGACTGGCTCAGGCAAGTCGCACATTGTGGCCGCGCTGTGCAAGGATGCCTTGCAGAACTGGCCCGAAACCCGTGTGCTGATGCTGACCCATGTCAAGGAGCTGATCGAGCAGAACGCTGAGAAGATGCGCCAGCACTGGCCTGGGGCGCCGATGGGGATCTACAGCGCGAGCATTGGCCGCAAGGACTTGGGGGAGCCGATCACGTTTGCTGGCATCCAGTCGGTGCGCACCAAAGCCAAGGAGCTGGGACACATTGACCTGGTGATCATTGACGAATGCCACCTGGTCAACCACAAAGACGAGGGCGGTTATCGCAAGTTGCTGGCCGAGCTGAAAGCGATCAATCCGAGCCTGCGCGTGATTGGCCTGACTGCGACGCCGTACCGTTTGGGGCATGGCCTGATAACCGACAAGCCTGCCATGTTCGATGACCTGCTGACGCCTGTGAGCATCGAGGAGCTGGTGTTCAAGGGTTACTTGTCCACGCTGCGCTCGAAGATCACCAAGGCCAAACTGGATGTGTCTGGTGTGAAGAAGCGCGGGGGCGAGTTCATCGAATCCGAGCTGCAAGCCGCTGTGGACACGGACGACAAGAATCAGGCGGTGGTGCGCGAGGTGGTGGCCCTGGCCGGAGAGCGCAAGGCGTGGCTGTTCTTCTGTGCTGGTGTGCAGCACGCGCAGCACGTGGCCGAAGTCCTGCGCCAGCAGGGTGTGACCGCTGAGTGCGTGACTGGCGAGACACCAAAGAAAGAGCGCGAGCGCATGCTGGCCGACTTCAAGGCAGGCCGTGTGCGTGCGCTCACCAATGCCAATGTACTGACGACCGGCTTTGACTATCCCGACATCGATCTGGTGGTGATGTTGCGCCCGACGATGAGCGCAAGCCTATACGTGCAGATGGCCGGCAGGGGCATGAGGGTCAAGAGCCACACCGATCACTGCCTGGTGCTGGACTTTGCTGGGGTGGTTGAGATGCACGGCCCCATCACCAACGTGCAGCCGCCGAAGAAGTCGGCAGGCGATGGGGAGGGCGAGGCTCCCGTGAAGGTTTGCGATGCCTGCGGGGAGCTGGTGCACATCTCAGCAATGACCTGCCCTGCGTGCGGCGCGGCGTTCCCTGAGCCTGTCAAGAAAGCGCTGGTGCTGCGCAATGACGACATCATGGGACTGGAGGGCAAGGAGCTGGAGGTAAGCGCCTGGGCATGGAAAGAACACACCAGCAAGGCATCTGGAAAGCAGATGCTGGCCGTGACCTACTACGGGGGCTTGAGCGATGCGCCGATCACCGAGTACCTGCCGATCTTGCATGAGGGCTATGCGGGGCAGCGTGCCATGAACCAGTTGGTAAGCATGGCCAACAGCGCCAGCATTGTGGAAGGCGGCCTGAACGTGCAGACGATGATTGAGATGGTGCAAAACCTGAACAACGCCACGCCGCCGAAGCTGATTGAGTTTCGCAAAGACGGGAAATTTTTTAGAGTGATGAAAAGGAGCTGGGAATGACACCACTTATTCAGCAAGCTGTCAGGCTTGCTCCTGAGCCTGAGACAGCAATGTGGTTCGATGTTGGCCAGGTAGAGCCAGCGAAGGACACCAGGGTTCTAATTGACACACTGATGCATCTTCCATTCAAGCGAACTGGAGTTGCTGGAGTTGATACCAAAGGAAGGAAGTTCAGCATGTGGATGATTGCTGGAGATCACAGCGTTACTGTCGCTGGATGCACAATGGACTCGCCAGTCAGGTACTTTGACCCATTCGCATATATCAAGACTGATGAAGGTTTACGATACTACAACAATGACAAAGAGGTAAGTAGAGAATCAATAATGCCTGCATTCAGAATGGCTGTTGCAATTATTTCTAAGCTGGAACAAGCATCATTAGGATACCGACCTACTGCACAACGAACCTTCATAAATAGAAAGCGCCAGTCCAAAGGGAAACCGCCACTGACGTTTGATTGGGTGACGGTGGAGATAGGGCAAACCCCATGCAAGAATGAACCGCAGGGCGGCACGCACGCCAGCCCAAGACTGCACGATAGGAGAGGACACTGGCGCACATATAAGGCAACAGGAAAGCGTGTGTGGGTCAGGGATTGCAAAGTAGGAGACGCATCAATTGGGGTTATTTTTCACGATTACGAGGTACTTTCATGAGCAACCTAATACGACTACCACCAAGCACAAATATGACCGCACAGCAAGCGCTGGAATCAGCACTTGTCGATGCAGAGGAAGACCACTTAACAGACGTACTGATTTGTGGATACACAAAAAGAGGCGTGCTCTATATAAGGTCGTCCAAACTGACATGCTCAGAGGCTTTCTTTCTTGCAAACAAGGCCGCGCTATGGGCGCAGAACGGGGGTGTGGAATGAAAGAAGTACACCAGTGTTCATCGTGTGGTGGCTTCTGCAAGAAGTCTGGTTGTGAACGTGCGAATGTGGAGGACTTCACGCCTGATGAATACTTGCTGCAATCAGCAGCACTTTGTCTTGAAGAAATTGGAAGTCAGATGCTGCACGATGGGGTGCCAATAGATGCAACTCACCCTAAGCGGATTGCTATGACACGATGCTATGAAATTACAAATGAAATTGCCAAACGATTGGAGAAATCATGATCCGACCACCAGAGCCACAATTCTTGGTTGACTACCGCGAGTGGATCAAGGCTGGCCCACCTAAGTGTTGCCACACCTGTGAGATGTACGGCAACGATGGCCTGTGCACCGAGTTCTTCATGACACCGCCAGCCGAGTTTGCTGCCGAGGTGGATGCCTGCCCTATGTGGGAATTGGAGATTCCATTTTGACTGCCGACCGAATCCCGACCGAACACGAAGAACAGCGCGAGCTGGTGCGCTGGTTTCGCCATACGTACAAAGGGGTGCGGATCTTTGCAATCCCGAATGGTGGTGCGCGAAGCCCTGCCACCGCTGGCCGCTTGAAGGCTGAGGGCGTTTCCTCTGGCGTGCCTGATCTGTGCATCCCTGCCTGGAAGCTGTGGGTGGAGATGAAGCGCACGAAGGGCGGGAGCGTCAGTCCAGAGCAAAAGGACTGGATCAAATACCTCGAAGATGTGGGTTATTGTGTTAAAGTGTGCAAAGGTGCTGAGGATGCAAAGAAGCAGATTGGCGCTTTTTTAACCAACACGAAGAAGACACCATGACCGAAAAAGTGAAAGATCGTTATATGACGATGCGGCTGCCTGCCGATGTGGAGCGTGAGCTGCGCAAGATGGCCGAGGCGAACACGCGCACGCTGGCTGCGCAGATCCTGCATTACGTGAAGCAGGGACTGGCGAAGGAGGTGAAAGCATGAGCAAGCCTGATCCATACGCCCCACGGGTCAAACGCCCTAACGAGGCGACTCCGCCAAAGAGTAACTACAAAGCAACTACATATAAAACGGGTGATGGGGACATGTTCCCCCCACCTCGCCCCGGGTCACTGGACTTCCTCAAGTACAAGTCCAAAGGATATCCGACATGAGCCCCGGTTACTGGGTGATGCTTATCCTTGGCGTTGTCGCGGGCTGCTGGCTTACGGCATTTCTCGCGGAAGTTGCAGACGGCACCCCAGAAG